TATATCAGCTGAACCAAGTATTGAGCCATCACCAAGTATTTCAGTAGAACCATCAATTGAACCAACACCGAGTATATCAATTGAACCAAGTGTCGAGCCATCAATTGAGCCAACACCATCTATTAGCGTATTAGAACCAACACCAGAAACAACACCAGGTCAATTGATTTCTGAAAAAATACCAGAGGAAAACAAAATTGTTTTAGCTGGGGAACAATTACCGAAAACAGGAGAAACGCCACCGATAGTATTTATGATATTAGGGATAATGATTTTCTTTGCTGGTAGTGTTATATTAGGGAAATTGACACTTTTCAAAAAACATTAAATTAAATTAAACCATTAAAAAAGACCTATTTGATAGGTCTTTTATTTATTTAATATTATTTTTTTTATTACAATGGTATCTTTTACTTTTTCTATAATTACAAAGTCGCCACCTGTTATATTTAAATCTTTTAAAATGTCTTCAGGCAAAGTTAATAAATTACATGTTTTTTTCTTTTGAACTTTCCTAATTGTTGCCACGGTTACCACCTCCAATATAATTATAAGCTTATATCATTTTAATGTCAAACACTAATAAGCTTATAAACATCATCGAGGCTATAAACTATTCCAGCAACAAAGCCATTTAATTTCATTTGATTGATAAAATTTAACTGTGGTTTACTGGGTTTACCATTTTTCGTTTTTACCTCAATAAATATTGTTTTGCCATCTTTTAAGGCCACTAAATCACTAAATCCGGGAGGGAGGCCGGTGTCAAACCAACGGCCATCTGATAATTTGACTTTTCCCACGTTCATTCTAAATGTTAACCATCCGATTTTAGATAGTTCTAGTCTTATTAAATTTTGTAAGTCGTGCTCATTCATACTAAACCACCTCATTTCTAGTTATTAAATGGCGGCGATGTGTCCACCATCCTCTCTTAAATCCGGCTAACTTTTCAAGTCTTTTTAAATCGTTTTCAGTAACGAATATATTATGTCTTTGTTCGACTTCATATATGGCCGCGGCGGGTTTATATTTTTTTAACTCCACAAAATCAATTATATCCTTTAATGTATTAAGTTTTGTAATATAATTAAATGGTTTTGCCATCATAATATCCTTTTTTGTTATTTCTTCAAGCTCCATTTCCTGAACTGTTTTTTCTTTCCTTTGTATCATCTTAGGAAATGCAAGACCACAAAATGGACAGGCCTTTTGTCCAGGATTAACAACAGCGAAACAATTCGGGCACTCTTTTATATTTATTTCTTTATCTTTTTTCTTTTTACCTTTTAACGACCAGTCAAATTCAGTATCCGGAAGGCCATGTTCAAAGCAATTCCCAACATGGTCAATGATAATAGCAAGCTTATTTTGTTTATATCTCATTGACCTCATAGACTGTTGTATATACAATGATAAAGACTTTGTTGGTCTTAATAGTATTACACACTCACAGTCGGGAACGTCAAACCCCTCCCCAAACAAGTCAACATTACACAGTATTTGTATTTTTCCATCTCTAAAATCTTTGATAGCTTTTTGGCGTTCTAATTTGGGGGTAGAACCGTCTAAATGTTTTGAGGGTATATTATTATCATTAAATTGTTTTGCTGTCTCTATTGATGATTCTACTGAACTACAATATACAATAGCTCTTTTATTATTTGCTAAGTTAATATAATTTTTGACCGTCTCCCCATATATAGTATTATTTTCCATTAAAATATTTGTTTCTTTTTTTGAAAAGTCGCCGGCCTTAACATGCAAATTATTTGTATCAGCTAATTTTATACTGTATAATTTATAGGGAGATAAAAAGTTATTTTCTATTAACCAACTTATTTTCGGGCCTAATATTAAATACTTATATATATTACCTAAACCATCACCGTTTAATCTGATTGGGGTTGCCGTGAACCCTAATAAAAAAGCTTTATCAAAATACTCATATATTTTAGTATAGCTTTTAGCTAAACAGTGGTGGTTTTCATCGGTAATTATAATTGACGGGGTCTTTAATTTGTGTAATCTCCGACAAGCAGTTTGAACCATTAATAAATCAATCAGCTTAAAATTAACATTAAATTGTTTCAAAGTATCAAAGATTTGTTCGATTAGTTCTTTGCGATGGACTAAAAACAAAACCCTATTACCTTTTTCGGTGGCATCTTTGATAATTTTTGATAATATGACAGATTTCCCCGAACCACAAGGGGCTTGAATACATATTTTTTTATGAACTAGCAAATTTTTTCTTATTTCCATAATTATTTTTTTCTGATATTCTCTTAGCTCCATAATTATTTTTTTCCTTTCCTATTGACTATAGTATATATCATATATTATACTAGTGTTATAGTCAACAATAAATTTTGAGGAGGAAAATAAAATGTTATCAAAAACTATTACTAAGAAGGGTACAAGCAATTTTGTATTAATGCCAAAAGATTTTCTAGATAATTTAGGACTTAAGACCGGGGACAAAGTGGATGTAAAAATGGAGGGTGATAAAATAGTTATTACACCAGCTAAAGAAACTGAGGTGAAATAAATGTATTTAAAGAAAGCTAAAGATTTTGACAAAGCCTTTACATACAATAAAATTATGTTGCTTGAATCATTGCTTTTAGACTTAGCAAGAGACCAACAAGATTGTTTAAAATGTTGTATAAAAGATATTTTTGGAGAAATGAACAATAGAGTAAATAAAATTATAAATAAAGAATTTTGTCAAATTAAAAAAACTAATTATAATATTATCCATATTGGCACAGCTACGGAAATAAAAAACGAATCATTAGAAAAAATAGTCAAAGAAACTGAGGTGAAATAAATGAGAGAAGTTGTTATTAAGTGTCAATTTGAAAAGGATAATCCTTATTATTTTAAACCTAACAGAGGGTTTTTAGTTCAGTTCATAGTTAGTCCAGTTGGCCAATATCTGGGAATTGTTGAAATGGTTGATGGTTCAATTAAGGCTTTCCCAATAAGTAATATTTATTATAAATATCCAGCTTCAGGAGAAAACTAAATAAGAAAAGGGGTAATATGTATGATTCCACAAGAACTAATTTTAATAAAAAACTGGATGTATTGCAATGAAACAAATAACGCCCCGGCCAATGCCGAAGGTAAAATCTGTAGTTATACAGATAGAAATAACTGGATAGAATACAGCAACAAAACTAAAATTTTCGTACTAGATAATAATTATACGGTCATTGACTTTGACATGTGCCTGGATGAGAGCGGTAATATATATGATTGGGCTAAGGAGTTTATTAGTCCATTTATTAATCAGGGCTTTTATGTGGAATACTCCCGGAGTAAAAGGGGATTACATATTTTTGCAAAAGGTAGTTCATCGGGAAATATTTCTATAAAAATGACTGAAATACATAAAAAAAATCAAGACTTACATAAAAAATCGGGAATAGAAATTTTTACAAAACATGCAATAACAGTTACCGGAAATGTTTATAAAGACAACATACCGGCCACTATAGCCGGTATTAACGAAAATTTTAATATTTTATATAAACATCTTTTGGAGATGAAGCAACGGAATACTAAAAAAATGGATATTTACAATAATAGTAATGACTTGTTTAATTTTGTTAAATCCAGTATATCATTAAATCAGGTTTTTGACTATTATGGTATTCAATATAATCCAAGAAAAAATATAAATTGTCCACTCCCAGGGCATACAGATAAAAAACCATCGTTTCATATTGATAGTAACCTCGACTTATTTGTTTGTTACTCTGGTTGTGGTGGTGGGACGGTTATAGATTTTGTTATGAAGATGGAAAACGTTAATTCGTTAGAAGCTGCTAAGTTATTGGCTGATAGGTTCCATCTGGAAATAACTATTAATGAAAATATAAAAAGGGAAAAGTTTAAACCTGTGGATAATGTGGATAAACCTGTGGATAACTTAGATTTAAAACCTGTGAAATGGAATCCAGATTATACCTTTGTTAAGTATAAAGACCCTATTGGAGAAAATAACAAGAAAATTACACAACGACTATCTGAGTATTTTGAGGAATTCCCAAACAAAACAGGGCCAGAAATTGAGCAGGTTATTCCGCTATGTGTTACTGAAAATGTAACCTGTTTATTAAAACATTATAGCCTTATAATAAAATACAACATTATTAAAAGTTCTTTTGATGTTTTTATTAATAATGTACTATCTAGATATAATCTAGAAAATAATAGCGTGGAAATCCGGGACATGTGCGAAAAACAAAATTTAAAAATAACTAAAGAAAAACTAAATGATATTCTAGTTAAGATAGGTCTAGACAATGAATATAATCCAGTAGAAGATTATTTAAAAGAGTCTTATAATTATTATTTAAAAAATCCAGATAAAGATATTTTTACCAAATTAATGGGAACACTGGAAAGTGCTTCCATATGGAAAAACAAATTCATAGGTAAGTTTTTGTTACAAATGATTTGTTTGGCAATTTCAAAAGATTCAAGTCAAGATAGTGCCGATTATATGTTGGTATTACAGGGGCCCCAATTTATAGGAAAAACAACATGGCTTAGAAACTTACTACCTGAAAAGTTCAGAGCAAAATATTTTTTAGGTGGTCGAACTTTAGACCCAACAAATAAAGATGACAGAATTGAAACGACAACTAACTGGCTCGTTGAAATGGGTGAAATATCAGCAACATTTAGGAAAGCCGACCAGGAAGCATTGAAAAACTTTATAACCGATTATAAAGACAAATTTAGATTGCCTTATGCTAAGGAGGCAATTGAGAAAAAACGTCGAACCTCATTATGTGGCTCAACAAATGACATCGAATACTTAAAAGACTTGACCGGGACTAGAAGATTTTTAACTTTAAATTGTACTAAATTTAAAAAAGGTGTATCTATTGATATTGATATGTTGTGGGGGTATATGTACAAATTGTATTTACAGGGCGTATCTTACAAGTTTACTAATGAGGAAGTTGATGAGATAATGAGCTATAATGAGCAGTTTATTAACAAGCCTGAAAAGTTATTAATTATTGAGGATAGATGGAATTTAAATCCAGATACAGGAAGCGGAAAATGGTTAACAGCTAGTGAAATTTTTGCAGAACTTCCACAACAGTTGTTATTAAATAAATTTACCATCGGGAGAGAGCTAAAGAAAACTAAAATAAAATTTAAAAAAGATAAAAATTTAAATATGGATGTCTTTTTTGTAGCTAAAAAATATACACAAAACACCACAAACATCTATAGCGTTGAATCAGAATTTCCGTTTTAACATTAACTTATAAGGGCTGAATAAAAACAGCTCTTTTTTTTTACCATTTTTTTATCGGGGTTCCGGTCAAATTCGGGGAGGCTCTCAATACATTCCGGATTCTTGTAATTATTGATATTACTATATTGTGTGTCTTTTTTCCGGAGTCCGGAGATATATTCCATAAATAATAATATAATAATCTATTCATACATATGTCCATACATATGTCCAAACAAAAGCATATTGTTATATAAGTCAAAGTTTTCTCTATTTCTCCGGAATGACCGGAAGCATTGATATTACTACATTAGAGGGGTGTTAGAACCCCGGTAGGCAATCCGGTAACTCCAGAATTTAGATATATAAAAATGTATATAAGTAGGTATTAATTACCATATAGAAATATTTAAAATTAGATGGTAGTAATTTCCAGACATGGGAAATAAGAAATACGTTGACATTAGAGTATTAAAGTATTATACTAATATAGTAAGGAGGTGGCAAGATGAGCAAAGAACAAACAACAGTTTATTTGATGGATTTTACAAGAGCTAAGTTAAAAGAAAAATGTTATATTGAAGATGTGTCGATATCTGAATATATTGAATCTCTTATATTAGCTGATGTTATGACTGATGAGGAAAAGGAAAAACCTTTTATTGATTCCGAAATGTATAGTATACCGCAAATTTATGTGGTAATAAGTAAAAAATTTAGAATATCAATTGACTATCAAACATTAAAAGAGGAGTTAACACCGTTTTTTTTAAAAAAAGTTAAAAGGGCACAATTTGATTATTATTATGGCGAAGAACTAAACAAAATTATTAATAAAATAGTGGAGGGGTAAACAATGAGAGTAGTTGAAATTATAAATTTATCAATGAAATACAATGAGCTATTAGTAAATCATTTGAAGGGGAAATTATGGTTAGATAATCCACAAATCTCACAGACCAAAAAATTATCATTTCAGCCAAAATGGGACGACTTATTAAAAGAGATAGATAATATACTAAAAACATTTAAAGGGCTTGGAATAGTACTTAATGATGACGAGATAACCCATGGGATAGAATTGCCTGAGAAAAGAAAAGACGTTGAAATATATCTTGAAAATCATTACAAGTTAAATCCTTTTGAGAAACCGGGACAGGAGACGATTTATAATCAAATGGAACGGGAGGGAATGAGATTATGAAATTTATTACATGTATAGGTTGTGGTGAATCTCTGGAGATACCAGAGAACCAAGAAGAAATTACCTGCCCAATATGTTTGATTGATTTTTATGTAGATTTAGAGACTGAGACTGACAAAAAGGAAGATGATTGATTTTGTAAGTAAATTGTAAATAAATGGTATATATGAGTTCTAAAGTATTTAGATAGGTTTAGTGGAATATAAAAATTATAGGAGGAAAAGAAAATGTCAAATAATGAGTATGGAACGGGAAAAAGTTTATCACCAGAGGCAATTGACAAAAAAGCAAGGGAGCCAGAGAAAAGGGAAATAGTATTATTGAAAGCTGTATATAAGTTATTATCAAAACAGGAACGGTCTAGTTATGTCTTAGATATGTTATCGACAATGGTTACTTATGACGGGGCCCAATGTGACGGGGCTTGTTTGTTGGATGATATACGGGATTTTTTAGAGGATTTATAAAAAAGAAAACGGTCAATTTCTTATTTATGATAATTTATAAAAAAGGTATTTACAATTAAGGTGTTTAGTAGTATAATATTCTCAAGGGTGTTTGAAGTGGCAATAATGGCAGAAATAACAATAACAGATGGCGAGTTTTTTACTGAGTTTGTGCAACTAGTAAAAAAGTTAAAAGACAATAACAAAATACCTGAAGATGTAAGACAATCTTTTGAGGATGACTTACAAAAATTATTTGATAAACATTGGACTTGATAATTTAAATTATTTCCCTCATATTTAATTTATAGGTATGTAAACAGACATGTATCAAGTTCAATTTTATATAATGTGGGAGGTCGTGACGGGCTCAGAGGCGACCAGTATATTTAAGGGGTTTAGGGTGAAAATATACATTTGACGCGGAATAGTCCAGCGGTTAGGATGTCGGGCTCATAACCCGGAGGCCATCGGTTCAAATCCGATTTCCGCAATTACTAGGTTGAAATGTGGGCGGTGGCTCTTAACCCGGTTCGAGGCCGGGCGTTTCATTGGACACATCTTTTTATTTATTTATGATGTGGGCGGTAACCATCCGTAAATTTAAACCAAAATATACGAGTTTTTGTAGTGAGCAGCCAGAGAAAACTACAGTTGTATTAAATGGATAGCCAGTTAACGGGCCAGGGTTCGATTCCCTGTAATACATTTTAGTTTGTTAATAGATTAGTAAAGCCAAGATTAGTAAATGAAAATTTCTATATGGTGTAATCCAATTGATAAACTAAGAGTCTAATTTTGAAGTTTATCGACTTAAAACGTAAATTTCGGGTTTATGGTGGGTGGAATTAGGCTCATAGTATAACATGAGCCTAAACTTAAGGGTTATAGTATAATGGTAGTACACTCTGGGTTAGTATATTGATAATGTTTTGATTGGGTAATATTAAAGCATGATTGGAAAGCCTGGGGCGGTTCGTGGTTCAAATCCAAGGTAGCCCCTTATAAATATTCGTTCTTAGCTTCCTTTGTAAGTCGCCAATGACGCATTAAGTATTTACTTATGAGGAGCTTTGAACGTTTTTATTATGTTGGGTGGTGAGTACATGGCAGAAATAAGCATAACAAATTTAATTATCGAACAATTTAAGGATTTGAAAAGAGATGTTAACAAGCGACTGGACAAAATCGAATCTAAAATTGATAACCTGGTTACAACAGATGATTGTAAAAACAATCAAAATAATTGTCAACAAATTAAATACCAGGAACTAGAGGCAAAAAAAAACGAATGGAGTTATAGGAAAATTACGGCTATTATCGGTATATCATCGGGTTGCTTTGGAGTAGTTCTTTTTGTTATTAAGTCGTTTTTTCCTCAAATGGGGGTGTAGTAATGAAGAAGTGTAAATGTGGTTGTCATACAGATGAGGAAAGCGGCATCTGTATAACATGCCAGAAAAACAAGCTACTGGGAAATAAAATAGTCGGTACCTGTAAGAAATGCGGTAATAACCGACTAGATATTAAAGAGGGGTCTTATACCTGTAAAGAGTGTAAACATGTCGGAAATATAAAGGAATGGTTATGATGAAGCAAAATAGATTTAAAAGTGTCGTTGTTTGGTCTAGTATAGCAATGCTATTATTATTGATTTTGAATACAGCCGGGTTATTTGATAAGTTAGGTATTGACCAGGCAGCCGCAAAGATAATAATTGATAGTGTCTTGGGGTTGTTAGTATTGTTGGGAATCTTAAATAATCCTACTGATAAAGATAATTTTTAATACAAATAGTTGTTGACAATTCCGTATAGTTTTTATATAATATAATTAGAGGTTGAGACAGCAACCTACTAATTTAATGGGGGAATAATTATGAAAATTGATTTAATTATTAATGACAGTCGAAAATTTTTTAACAACTTAGAGGATTTAAGAAAGTATCTACTTTCATTCGGAGACAAAAAAATTCCACATATTCAAAGTTTATTTGTAGATGGCCGGAAAATTTCATATTTTAATTTATGTTATTTTGTCGCACATGGCCATCTTCCTGGGGGGTGTTAATATGGGATTATTAGAGGATATATGCAGCGGCTTATTGGAAGATTACAAATCGATGGGGAAATCATTGTTAACTAACATATTAACAGAGAAAACAAAGGCCGAAAAGACTACAGATTACAAAGAAAAAGGCCGATTAAACAAGAAGATTAGAAAATTAGAAGTTGAGCTGGATGATTTAAAAAAGAAATCTAAAAAGAAAGCAGATGCCGAACAAAAGGCACGTGATAGGATGATATGGAAAGATTAAAAAATTAAATGCTATGGGGTGATAATATGGATGAAAAATGCTGTATCTGCAATAAAAAACTTATAAAATCCGGAATTTATACTATAAGAAATAGGAAATATTGTGCTAAGTGTGCAAAGGCGGTAATTAAAAACGGGGAAAAAGTTGAGGAGAGTGAAAAAAATGAGTAAAAGTATATACCTAAGTCCATCGGCCCAAGATAAAAATCTTGGGGCCGGAAATTATGGAACTGAAGAAAAGGTGATGAATAAAGTCTGTGATGTCGTTGAAAAGGTTCTGAAAAGACATGGCGTTAAAACTTATAGAAATAGCCCATCAATGACCCTACAGGAAATTGTAAAGGATAGTAATAGTAAAAAACCTACTATACACTTTGCAATACATTCTAACGCGTTTAACATGCTATCAAGGGGCTGTGAAGTGTTTTGCTGGAAAAAAGGCTGCGAGGGGGAAAAACTAGCAAAGATAATATATAATAAAATTTCTCAAATTACACCATCTGGAGACAGGGGCGTAAAATATGGATATAATTTTTATGGCATTGGAAAACACATGTATGAGGTTGCCAGTACAACAGCCGACACGGTCTTGATTGAAATAGCATTCCACGACAATAAACAAGATTCTATCTGGATAACCAGCAATATTAATTTGATTGGTGAGGAGATTGCAAAAGGATTATTAGAGTATATTGGTGTTAAGTACCTGGAAGTATTAAAGCCGCTTGTTAAAGACTATAAGGCGATATTAAAAGAGGTATCCGATTTTGACAATGTATGGGTATCATTTATCAAAAGCCATCCAGAAGTTAACCTTCCGGGATTGATACAAAAGTTATATTATACAAGTTCTAAAAAATAAGATATAATAAAAACATAAAGTAAATCAAAACGTATTTTAACGTCTGGAGAAATCCAGACCCCTTTTTTGCCTTTTTATAAATAATTAAAATAGTTGTTGACAATTCCGTATAGTTTTTATATAATATAATTAGAGGTTGAGACAACGACCTACTAACTAATTGGAGGTAATTACAATGACTGAATATGATTATAACATGAAAATTAATACACCAGTGACTTACACGGTGGAAGAATGGGAACTTAAACAGGAAATGAAAGCAATCGAGATAGACCAGTATAACAGCAACATGGACAAAGAAGAACTCCCCTTTTAATAAGGGGTTTACATAGATAGCAACATCGGGAGGGGGTGACAATATGAGAAAATTAAAACCTATGTCGGGTAATTGTCCTAAATGCGGTAATAAGTTGAGTTTTAAAAACTCAGAGGAGGACAAAGAAAAAAACGAAATTAACGTTTATGTATGCCAGAATGAAAACTGTACAGACCAAAACGAATATACTAGTTTTAGTAAGTAAACAAGGGGAGGGTTAACCCTCCCGATACTATAATAAAAAGAGGTGAGACAGTGAATTTTAATTTATTTAAGAAAAAAGATAATGTAAACGACAATAACAAAGACGAGGACGGCAATAATAAAAATGTATCATCTGGAAGGTTGCTACCATACAAGCCGCCAAAAAAAACTAATAGACATGAGGCAGACGGGAAAAAAATAAAAGGGTTTAAATGGTTGTAAGTCTGGAGAGAAGGGATTCTCTCCAGGATACTATTCAAAGGGGGAATTTTGAGGTGATTAAAAAGTTTTATTTATTAAATGAAATGAAGAATAAATACTGGATATTTAGCGATGGCAGGGTTATTAATAAAAAGACCAGAAAACAGTTAAAATATTATATTTGGAAAGATAGGAAGTTTGTATCTTTATATTATCAAAGTAAATATTGGCAATATACAGAGCAGCAAATAATTGATTTTGTTGGGGGGAAATATTATAAAGCGAAAAAATGTAAAATATGTAATCTCTGGACTAATAACGAACTATGCAATTTTTGTAAAATAAAGATATTGAACGTAAGGAAAGAAGTATTAACAAAAAAGGAGGCTTTAACATGAATTGCCCATATTGTGGAGGGATAGCAACATTAAAAGATTCAGCTATTATATATAATGGGGTTAGTCATGGCCTGGTGTATATATGCGAAAATTTCCCCATTTGCGATAGTTACGTTGGTATCCATCGCAAAACATTAAAGCCGCTGGGAAGGCTGGCAGATAAAGAACTAAGAGTATTAAAACAACAGGCCCATAAATACTTCGATTTTTTATGGAAAAACAGATTGCAAAAACATGCTAGAAAAAGGGCCTATAAATGGTTAAGTAAACAATTGGGACTACACTATGATGATTGTCATATAGGATATTTTGATAATGAAATGACATTGAAAGTAATTAAGCTTTGCAAGCCATTGTATGAGAAGTTAAGTAAATAATAGTAGGAGGGAAAAGGATGTTAACTATAAATAAAAAATTACTGAGGTATAGACTAAAGGAAAAGGATATAACTATAAAAGATTTAGCGGCTGATATTGGAATATCTCAACAGGGTCTAAACAAAAGAATCCACAATGATAATCTTAAGATTACAGATATAATTATCATTATGGATAAATTGCAATTACCTTTTGAAAAGATTTTTATTAATTAAAATAGTTGTTGACAATTCCACATAGTTGTTATATAATGATTATAGTAAGTTAAATTAAATTTTCAGGAGGGTAATAATTATGATTACAGGAGAAGCAAAGGAAACAATGAGTTTTAACAAAAGGGTTAGTTTAGTAAAGAAGGACGTATTTGAACAGCTTAAGGAGACAAAAGAACTTGACAATATTAAGGGTTCAAATACATCTGGGTTTTACAGCCTGTCAACAATAGAAAAATACTTAAATCCGGCACTTGATAAATATGATTTAGATTTAGATCTCGAAATATTTTCAGATAAAATTGTTGGTCACTGGTACGATTGCCAGAGCGAAAAACAAAGGGATATAGAAATAGATTTTCATAGGATTGAAAATGTTGACAAACTTCAACTAATGGCCAACATGGTTCAGTCGGAAGGAGCAGTAAAAAGCTATACACGCCGTTATGCATTGACCGCCATCTTAAGACTACCATCTACAGACCTGATAGAAACTGGTGACGATTTTCGTAAAAATACTACAGGAAATAATAGCCAAAATACCGGAAATGGAGATAAAAAAGCTGGACAGGCTGGACAAAATACTACAACCAATACTTCGGAAAATATGGGAACTCAACAAACGGCCACAATAGCAAGAATATTAACTTTAGCTGAAAAGGCAAAAATGGGAACTTTCAAAGAAATGTTAAAAGCGGCTACTACATTCGGAGATTTTACCGGCTATACTGATGTTATTAAAATATCTGATAAAGTAAAAACTAATTTATTAAAGGTTATCTCGGATGAACAGGTTAAAAGATTGATGACAATAGGCAGCAATAAAAATTTAACTGATGAACAAATAAAGACCCTTATAAGTAAGGTTTGGGGAAAACTTAGTAAAAAGGATTTAAACTCGCTGGAATATGATATCTTAGTAACTTATATCCAGTCAAAATAATAAAATATGATAGGGGTCTTAAGGGCCCCGGAAGGAGATTTCAAATGACTTGTATGTGTAATGATAAGAACGAAAATATAATTAAAAAAACTGGTGTTGAAATGAAAAGAACAGGTAAACCGTATTACTTAAGAGATATTTTATATCAAAAATATGAGTGTCCATCGTGTCGAAGAACTAAGGTAAAAGTATTAAATGGTTTTTCAAAAGGCGGGAGGGTTAAAATATAATGGATGGGTTAATAACTTTAACCCTGTATAGTATTATAGGGTTTTGTATTACAGGTATTGTTTATATGTTGTACAATATATTTTTAAGGAGGTTTGACAAGTAATGATTAGTATTGTAGGTATGAAATATTGTGGCGACTTAAGGGCCATCCTTGACGCTTTAAACTTAAATGATAGGGTTCAGTTAGTAAAAGAGCCAGATAATAAATATGATAAAAATGCAATGGCTTGTTATCATAAAGATATTAAAATTGGGTATGTATCCAGAGATTATAATAAATCTACTGGAGAAGGTGACTATAGGATACAATGGATTTCGGGAACGGTTATTGGTATTATTGAGTATTGCCCACATGATAGCGATTTAACTAATATATTAAAAGAAAAATGTCTTGAATGTAAGTATTTAAATAGTTGCGACTATGTGGGGAGGTCTGAACAATGAAATATAATATATTAGGTAAAATAAGTTATAGTAATATACCGGAGTATATCGGTTGCTTTTTAGAAATATCAGAAATGAACTATGATAGACTTAAGTTATACATGGCCAAGATATTAAAAGATGAGGACTTTGAAAGTCATTTAAATGATTTTAGCTATCATCTGATTGAGGAAGAAGTAATACTAGAGGGAATAACTAAAGACCCTATTGGAAATGATATGAGCGTTCCAAGTAAATATAAAAGCGGGAAAACCTGGACTTTGATAATTTATTATAAACTTGATATTAACTGGTCATTTATTTTATACTATGATTCAAAATACCCGGCTATGATACCCGTAAGTATCTTTATAAAAGAAATATTAAAAAAGGAGATTGATAATAATGTATAACTTAACAATAGTTTTAATAATATATAGTGGGATTTTAACAATGTGTGTAATGTCGGCAGCAATAGGGATTATAATAATTGGAGTTAAGAGGGTTAGAAACTTAAAAAAATATGTAAATTATATTGATAATGTTACTATGTTGCTGATGGATAAAATAACTAATGTAAATGATGGGTATAATGTGGAGCTTAGAAAGCTTAAGGCTAATATATCGGTGATGGATGATATAATCCGGGATGTTGTAGGAGCTGAAAAGTTAACAGATGATGAGATAAAATTATTTGATTGTGTTTGTGAGGATACCATAAAACAAGAAAATAACCAGGATGAAGGATATAAATTTGATGAACACTCTCAGCATAAACTTTACACACTGTTAAGGGGTGGGAGCTTATAAGTTGTAAAAACGGTTTTAACGTGTTATAATATATATATAGTCGGTTTAGATTGACGACCTAAACCGACATTTAATTTAAGGAGGGAAATAAAATGTTTTATCAGATGATACCACCTAAAAACAATAGAAATATAATAAACTTTAAAGAGGGAACTTTATATATTAATTACGGGACTGATGAACAAAGAGAAATAGGAAAGGTCAGTAATGTTGTAATTTATAAAAGTGTCTTAAGAGATTATAAAAGGGAAGTAAGGGGGTTTTTTAAGTGGCTAAAAAGATTAATTTCGATGATTTGTTCCAGCCATTAACAACAGAGGCAATACTTCAATTTGAGGATATAGAAATAATAATAAATCCATGTCAGCCACAAGTAATTATACCTAAGTCTATAGTTTGTCCTAAATGTAATGAGATACAGCCGGCACATGTGAAAATGTTACCAATGGGTATATGCCAATTATGCATTCAAAAGGAATGGAGTGGTGAGTAGTATGAGTGGGCCTTTGATGATGTTTATTGGTGGGTTTATAGCAGTTGGATTTGGGGTATGTGTTAGTATATTTTTAAATAAGATAAAATATTGAGGAGTGGTCCAGAATGGAAAATAATTTAATTAAAATTGATAGTCAGTTACCTGTTAACTTAGATGACTTAAGTAAATTTGTATTAATAGGTAAAGAAAAATTAGTAAGTGTTAAGGCTGAAATTAGAGCAATGAAAAACTTAAAAATTGCTGAAGAAGTTTATAAGCAAAAGGAAGTTGAGGCAAAGGAATTAGGCGGTGCGTTGTTGTTGGCTAAAGTTCGTATTGGGGAGATGTTGAAGGAGATTCCTAAAGATACGAAATTTAAAGGGAATCAACATACTGAGGTGACTGCTCCGCATGGTGCAAACACCAAAACATACAAACTTGAAGAAATGGGAATAACTAAAAAAGTAAAAGAAAACTGCGAGAAATTAGCAGAGAACAAAGAAATAGTCGAGGATGTCATTGAGAACAGCGAAGATATTCCAACACAAACAGAGTGCCTAAAGAAAATAGCTGAACATAAGAAAGAGGAGAAAAGAAGAGATATAGTGAATAAAATGACTGAGTCAAATATTCAGTCTGAATCTATAGACATATATAACACTGAGAATAAGTATAAAGTAATATATGCTGACCCACCATGGAGTTATGGAAATAAAATGCCTGAGTATGTTACAGAGCCACAAGACCATTATAAATTAATGAAGCTCGAAGATATTTGTAACATGCCAATTAAAAACATAACAGAAGATGATGCAGTTTTATTTTTATGGGTAGTAGTTCCTCAACTCGAAGAAGCTTTGAAAGTAATAAAATCATGGGGATTCAAATATAAAACTCATTTTATTTGGGATAAGGTTAAACATAATATGGGACATTATACTAGTGTTAGACATGAATTATTATTTATATGTACAAAAGGAAAGTGTATGCCAGATAATATAAAATTATTTGATAGTGTTTATAGCGAAGAAAGAACTCAACACAGCGTTAAGCCTGAATACTTTAGAAAAATAATTGATACTCTGTATATTGGCACAAAATTAGAATTATTTTCTAGAAAAAAAGCTGAAGGATGGGATTATTTTGGAAATGAACTTATATAAACAAAAATACGAAAATCAATTAAGATATACTGATTTACTTGCTAATGGAATGGAATATCAAGATAAGGTTTGTATTTTGTTAGCAAGATATAATATAATTTTACAAAATATAAATAGTAAAAAATTTCAATATACAGTAGGTGAGAATTTACAAGGATTTGAAATAAAACAAGATAAAACGTCAATTAAAACAAATAGATATTCAATAGAAATAGCAGAAAAGCAAAACGGAATAAATAACAAATGGATAGATAGCGGAATATTTAGGAATGACAATTCCTTTATTTATATTCAAGGAAATGATTTGTTTTTTCATATGTTTTCTAAAAATTTACTAATAGGTATTTTTAAAACTAAAAATAAACAAATTGAAGAATATCCAAAAGATAACCCAACAGTTAGGAAATGGTATTTAAGTTTTTTAGAAGCTGATAAGTATTGTATTAAAAAATTTAAATTCACGGATTTAATTTAATAAAAAATAGGGTAGGGGAATAACCGTGTTGACCGAAAAGAAAAAACAGTTTGCCGATTATTATTTAATGTGTCTTAATGCTACTGAATCAGCCAAGCAAGCCGGATATTATAATAAGACTGATAAAGGTCTGAGTTTAAAAGGCTATCAATTACTTAATGATAGAGAAATAAAAGAGTATATTTCAAAATCTCTTAAGGAAAAAGAGGAAAAGGCAATTGCTAAGAGCAATGAGATATTAATATTTTTAACTGATTGTCTCCGGGGTACAATAACGGAGACTAATTATTATGTGTTAAGGTCTGGAGAGGGCCGGAGCTTTGACGAAGAAATTGTCGAACAACAAACACCAATAAAAATAAAAGATAGGTTAAAAGCCGCTGAACTATTGGCAAAAATAAATAGGTTAATGGATGGGAACGTATCTAAAAATAACAAGGTAGTAATTAATTATAATATCCCAACATCAAATATATTGCCACTACCAGAGGAGGATTTTGATGATTGAAGATATAGTTAATATTAATTTGACCGACTGCATCGGGCCGGCTTATTATGAAATGTTCCATGATATAGAGGCCCGAAAACATTCGACATATTGGTTAAAAGGTGGCCGGGGTAGTTTAAAAGGTTCATTCGCTTATTTATATACTATCCTTGACTTAACAAGGGATGCCGAAAATGGTATCATGACCCACGCCGTGGGAATGAGAAAAGTTAAGGAGACTATAAGAGATTCAATATTTACGAATCTTTTATGGGCAATAAATAAATTAGGTTTAAGTGATTTATGGGATTTTACTGTTAATCCAATGAAGATATGGCATGTTAACAACGGCAATACTATTTTATTTCGTGGTTGTGCTAATCAAAAGGACTTTGAAAAAATCAAGTCTTTAAAATTTGAAAAAGGTTACTGCAAAATAGCTATATTTGAGGAATTGACAGAGTTTGCCGGCATGGATGAGGTTGACTCTATTATACAATCATTGTTTAGGGGTGGAAATGAGGCTATCACATTTATGATGTATAACCCTCCACCAAGTAAGAAAAATTGGACAAATGAACAGTGTAAACTACTAGAAAACTTAATCCGGGAGGGTGTTGATGTTGACACTTATATACATAAGTCAACGTATTTACAGGCCCCTAAAGAGTGGCTAGGGGTTCCATTTATTAAAAAAGCTAAACAGATAAAACTATTAAATCCTAAAAAGTACAGGCACATGTATTTAGGAGAGGAGACAGGGGAAGGATTAGAAATATTCCCAGAGTATGACCCACGAACTAGGGACGGAGTTTTGGTTCTTAGGGAAATAAGTGATGATGAAATAGAAAAGTTTACTAAAATTGATAGGGGCCTTGATTTTGGCTATTCCCACGCCACGGCATACGGGGAAATATTTTACGACTCTAAAAACATGGACGTGTATGTTTTTGATGAAGTGTACAAGTATAAGGCTAACAATGATATGTTAGTTAGAGCTATAAAACCAAAATCACAAGTTAAGTTAATCAGAGGAGACAGCGAAGACCCTCGGACAATAAACGAACTTAATATTGCTGGTCTAAATATTATCGGAGTAAAAAAGGGAAAAGACTCTAAACCACATGGAATAAAATGGTTGCAAGATAGGGCCAGAATTATTATAGACCCAAAAAGATGCCCGATGATATCATCTGATTTCAGTTCATATGAGTTTAAAAAAGATAAAGAGGGCAAAATAATTTATGAATATCCGGATGAGCCGGACGGTTGCGCTTGTATTAGATACGGGCTAGAGCCATATATTTTAAATGATAGTTGGGAGACATGGAAATAATGAAAGAGATGAAAAAACCTAAAAAGAAAAGGACTTTTTTAGTGCCTGAAGATACCCTGGCAAAATTACAAGCCGATGCCAATATTAAGGGAAAGTCACTAAATGAAATGTTAGAGGAATGTATCAATGTATATCGTCCAGATGTTATAATAAAAAGAGAATTCAGAGCGTGCCCGATAAAATACGGTGAATCTGGGAGGATTAAAAAATGAATATATTAGATATTATTAAGGCTGATATTAAAAGAAAAGAGGGTAAATATCCAGGACGATTTTATTATAGTTATAAGCCCAAAAACATCAACACCGAAAATTATTATATTAAAGATGGAAAGGAATATTCTGTAAAAACGAAAAAAACAGAGGTTTATATTAACTATTTTAAAATGCTGGTTACTCAGAAAATTGATTATCTACTTAATAAAAAACCAACTTATGATAAAAAGTTAGATACTGATGGAATTAACATTTATACTATGCTGGACAAATTATTATTAAATGCATCCCTGGATAGTAAAGCGTGGCTTCATGTCTATGTAATTAATAATAAACTACAGTATATTATTATTAAAGATAATGAAATAATACCAGAGTATACAGAGGATAGAAAAGAGCTTAAAAGCCTTATTAGATACTTTAAGCTTGATGATATTTTACATGTGGAAATATGGTCAAAAGATGGTGTTAAGAGGATGACATTTAATAAAGATAATCAGTTACTAGATGAAAAAGTAATGAGCCATTACACCGAGTATTATTATCAAGGGGATACCTTAGAAAATACGGTGTATAGTAATTTTGAGTCAATACCATTTATCTGTTTAGAAAATAACAAAGATGTTGAGAGCGATGTTGACGATATTGAGAATTTAATAGTTGTTTATAATGGGATTTGTACCGGGTTTGTTGATAATGTTGAGAAATTCCAAGAGGCTCTAATGGTGTTGCGGGGCTATATTGGAGACAAGGAAAGCATTAAAAAAATAATGTCAGATATCCAGGAGGCTAAAGGGGTTAGTGTTCCGGCTGATGGTTCCTTGGATTATATGAAAGTAGATATTCCAGTTGAGGCCCGGTCAAAGCTTATAGAGGTCTTAAGAGATGTAATATTTTTGATTGGGAGAGGAGCCGACCCGTCAAAGCTGGGTGATGGAAATATCACAAATGTTGTTATTAAGTCAAGGTATATAGAACTTGATTCAAAATCATCGGATTGCATAAAAAGGATAATAGAGTTTTATGATAAACTTATAAACTTTTTAAATTCATTCACTAACAAGGGCTATGATAATAGTTTAGAGTTTAATAAATCAATGTTAATCAATGAGTCTGAGACAATAGATGATTGTTTAAAAAGCCTTAATATGATATCGCTAGAAACTATTTTAAAACATCATCCTTTTGTAGATAATGTTGAGGATGAATTAATAAGGATTAAAGCGGAAAAAGTAATTAGAGACAAAGAGGTCAATAACGAAAATAATGATAATAATTTAGATGTTTAACGTGTGGTTTCATATACACACGTTTTTTGTTTTGTTATAATTTAATTATTAATAACTCATCGTGAAAAACGATGTAAAACAATATCGTCTGAGGACGTAAAAACGGAGGAATAAGGAAATGTCAGAGAGATTAAAAAAACTTGTAGGCGATGAGCTGTATGGAAAGATTGAAGAAGCCGCAAAAGCTCAAAATGTCAAGGTTAAAGATATTGATGTTGTTGCCAATAATTTTGTTCCTAAAAACAGATTTGACGAAATTAATGAGGAATTAAAAAGTACTAAGGGCAAAATTGAAAGCTATAACACACAGTTAACAAATATTGAAACGGTCTTAAAAGGGGTAAACGTTGAGAATGTCGGTGATTTAATAGGAAAGTATAACACCGTAAAAGAAACACACGCCCAGGAACTATCAAAAAAAGATTTAGAAATAAATAATATTAAAAAAACTAGTATGGTAAAAGAATTTTTAACAAAAGAGGGAGCCAAACACACTGATTTATTAATAAAATCTATTAACTTTGAAGATATTAAAATTGATGGGGATAAATTAATTGGGGCATCTGATGTTGTCAAAAATCTTAAGACCGAATACAAAGATTTATTTGTTGAAAAAGTAGCAAGTGGAACCCCACCAAAAAACACCGACAAGGACGGAACTGCTGGAACTGGTGGAACTGGTGAAAAAGACATTTTTGACCAACTTTTAAGCGGAAACGCTTATTAAAATAAATCAATTTAAAAAAAGGAAGTGTAATTAATGGATTATGCAAAGAAATATCTAAGCTATTTTGATGACGTTTATAAAATGGAGTCAGTTACTAGAATAATGGAAACGCCTCCGCTAGCTTATGAGTTCAAAGGAGCTAATCAGGTTTTAATTAATAAGTTAACTGTTAGTGGTAACTATGATTATAATAAGTCATCCGGTTATAATGCGGGAACTGTTAGTAATGAATGGGATGCCTATACTCTAGGAATGGATAGAGGATTAAAACTAGCAATTGACGCGGTTGACTCTGATGAGGCACAAGTCACAGCCGCAAAAATTCAAGATAATTTCTTGAGAGAGAAATTTTTCCCTGAATTAGATTTATATAGGTTTACAAAAATTTATACAGATATTGCGGGCTCTGGTGTTGCTGGTACAAACATTGTTGAGGCTACACCAACAGCCGACACGGTCATAAATGATATTGATGCCGGTATCGAAATTTTGGACGATGCTGAAGTTCCTAAATCTGGCAGAGTTATTTTTATTTCTGAAAATAGTTATAGAATGCTTAAAAACTCAGGTGAATTCTTTAAAACGAGAGTAGCCACTGAGATGTCAAAAGTTCTTAACAGAGAAATAGAAGCCTTGGATGGACATTTTTTAATTAGGGTTCCATCATCTAGATTTAATACCGCTGCTAATTTTGGAGCTGGAAGCAATACCTTGACAGGAACTAGCATAAACTTTTTAATTTGTTATTTACCTGCTATTATGGCAATAATCAAAAGGTCAGTATTAAGAATATTTACACCAGAACAGAACCTTGATTCCGATGGTTATTTAATGACATCAAGGAATTATCATGGTTGTAATGTATTTGAAAATAAAGTTGCAGGTGTTTATATCAATAAAAGAGCAGCTTAATTTTTAATTAATTAGAAAGGGAAATGATGGGTCATGTCAGTTCAAGGCAATTTAATTAAGTATTATGAAAAAACTACAGATATGGCTTTGAAAAATTTAGAGGCTGAAAAAACTTTTCAGTTTAAAAAAATGTTGACTAATCATTCCCTTTTAAAGGTTGTCGAATCGCATTATGAGTCTATTACAAAAAGCGATGAGGCTAAAAAGAAAATTAAGCAATACATGACAGCAATGAACAGTATGACGGCCATTGCTAAGAAAGATTATAATATTACACTGAGTAAATTAAAAGCTACTAAAGACCCAATATTGAAACAAAAAATACTTGACGATTATGCTGACAAGGGGATTAGTGGATTTATTGCTAAAAATGGAGCTGTATGGAGTATTGAGTCATACAGCAACATGTACACAACACACTTTAACAATGAACTTGTTAGATTGTCGGTAATAGAAACAATAAAACCAGGCGGCCGGGTTCAGGTATCAGAATCAGAAAAGCCGTGTCCGTTATGCATACCATATGAAAACAAAATTTTAACATTAGAGGAATTAGAGGAGGCTAAAGCGGCCGGACTATTTCATGTAAGATGTAAACATTTTGTTAGTGAGGTGATATGATGGCAAAAACTAAAAAAGAAATAGAGGCCATGATTTGGGATAATATACCCACTGAAACAAATTTAAGGCGATGGCAAAGACGGTTAATAGTAGCAAAGACCCAGCCAGCGATTGAAAAGTGTAAATTTAAAATCAAGTTGTATGAGAGGATTTAAAAATGTTAGGTTTAGGACTTAAGATTAAAAACGGTTTAAAAAGTGAAAAAATAACTGTAAATTCAACTAAAGACTGTTTTATAAGCAGTTTTTCGCCTGATGAAGTTTATAATTATGATAATGTCCAAGTTTATAATGGTGGAGAAGCTGATTCTTTTTATGGTTTATTATATTTTGATTTATCAAGTATTATAGGTAAAAATATAAAAAAAGCCAGTTTAAAATTATATGCTGATGATTTTGACCAAGCAATAACCTTAGGTATGAAAATAATTACCTTCCATTGGGGTGAGGAAACAGCAACATATAACAATAAACCAAACATTAATTCGACTGTATATTATTTAGAAGCCGTTGCAGTTGGTTCCGATGTGTGGAAAACATTTGATATAAAAACGCTAATACAAGCGGTTGCCGATGGTGCGGTATATGAAGGTATTTGGTTATATGTTGGTAACCCTACTAATTTATATAGATGGTGTCAATTTAGTTCAAAAGAGGGGGCTAATTCTCCAATACTTGAAATTACATTTACAAATCAAAAGTCAACTAGTTTGGTTTTAGCTGAGTGTGAGGAACTTGCCGATTTAACACTTCAAGGTTGTGTTGGCGAACTTGATACAACAAACAAAGCATCGGGAACCTCATCAATAGAAATTACTAAAAATGCTGAAATTATTGGTTATTTTATAGCCGATGTTGGTTGTGTTTATGATTTATCCGCCTATACAAGTTTAAAGTTTAGATTTTATGTTGAGGATAACAGTAATATAGCAAGTCTATCAGCTTTATTTTTTACGACCGAGCCATTTGATTATGGTATTAATTTTGTAAAATATGAGGCTGTTAGTAGTGGATGGAATGTAATTGAAGTATTATTTGCTGATTTTATAACTAATGGTGCCGCTGATTGGTCAACGGTTAAGGGTTTAAGATTTACAGTTAATCTAATTGTTAATAATGCAAATGAAAAGGTAAGCTTTGATTTAATTGAAATAAAATAGAGGTGATATAGTATGGCATTAACTGAAAAAGGGACATTAAAAGAATTGGCCGGGGGGCTAGGTATCTATGGATTTAAAAAAATAACTAGTGAAGTAGTAAACCCAGATGCCGGATATTACTTTTTCGCGATAGACCCCTTAGAGGATAGCAGTATAACAACAGAGGGCAACGTTTTAACGGCCCAAGCATTGACAGAAAATCATATTGTATACGGTGTTTTTACTAGTGCTGTGTGTGTGTCTGGTAGTGCTATAGCATACCAAATGAAAGATATGTCAATTTAAGGTGGGACGAAAATAATAATAACATTATTGAAAGGATGATTTTTAAATGGCTTATACATTGAAAGGAAAATTAGATAGTATTGCATCGGCAGTTAATCTAATTTCAGGAACTACGCTATCTAATGCGGCCAGTTCAATAGGTAGTCTTGCTACAGTTTTAGGCACAAATGGAACTACATTAACTAATGCGGCCAGTTCAATAGCTAGTGCCGCTGATGTAATTGGTGCCGCTAGTGTTGCTAGTGTAGGAACTCAAGTTGGTAGTGTTGGGACTTTAGCGTCAACAGGTAATTCTAAAATAACAAGTGTTGGAGTTCAAGCAAGTACATTAATAGCCAATAGCGCAGCATCAAGAGTTGATAGTGTTGGAGTGTTGGCAAGTACTTTAATAGCCTTAAGTTCAGCATCTAAAATTGATTCTGTTGGTGTATTAAATAGCACACTAATAGCCAACAGTGCAGCATCAAAGGTTGATTCTGTTGGAGTTCAAGCAAGTACAGCGAATAGTTTATTAGCTGCTAATGATACAAGAGTTAGCACTATATTAGCTGATAGTGCAGGCTCAAAGGTTACAAGTGTTGGTGTTTTGGCAAGTACTTTAATAGCCTTAAGTTCAGCATCTAAAATTACAAGTGTTGGTGTTTTAAATAGTACTTTAATAGCTGATAGTGCAGGCTCGAAAGTTACAAGTGTTGGTTTATTAGCAAGTACCTTGATAGCCTTAAGTGCAGCTTCAAAAGTTGATAGCGTTGGAGCGCAAGCAACAAGTATTGGAGTTTTAAATAGTACTTTAATAGCCTTAAGTGCAGCATCAAAAATTGATTCTGTTGGAGTACTAAATAGTACAATTATAGCTTTAAGTTCAGCATCTAAAATAACTAGTGTTGGAGTGCAAGCAAGTACTTTAATAGCTAATAGTTCAGCATCAAGAGTTGACAGTGTTGGAGCGCAAGCAACAAGTATCGGAGTACTAAATAGTACATTAATAGCTTTAAGTGCAGCTTCAAAGGTTGACAGTGTTGGGGTGTTAGCAAGTACGCTAATAGCTGATAGTACAGCATCAAGAATAGAATCGGCAACGGTTTCTATTATGTCTAAACTTGAAGAAATAGATTTACAAGTAACTTAAGAATATAAATAATAAAACATAAAAAATATATAGGAAGTGATGTTAATGATAATTTGTCATATTGCGCCCTTTGCTCCGTCTAGGTGCGGATTGTATGAAAGTGCTAGAGATATGGCCAAGGCTGATGTTTTAGCAGGTCACCAAGTTATATTTATTGATACGGGCGTCGTGTCAAATGGAATTTATGAAAATCCTATTATTGGTGGGGTTGACGATAGAGCTAATTTTAAATTAGAAACAACATCCCCATCAATGGTAGATAGTGCAGATATAATAATTTTACATAGTGGATGCCCGGATGCCTGGCTTGTTAGTAATCAAACGCCTTTGATTTGGTGTGTACACGGTCGGCCTAAAGCTAGTTTTATTCCGAATAATGGGGCTAGTTACGATTTATATAAAACTCTCTCAGGCTGGAAAAGAACAAAATATATGTTGTATTTTTGGAAGGAATTTATACCACATTGGAATTTTTGTTTTAATGGAAAAGATTTGTGTTTAGATTATCCTGTTATCGATGAACAGAGATTCTCTCAAGAAGGAGAAAAATACAATATTATAAATTTGGGTCAAAAAAATATATTAATTTGTGACTCAGATAGAGAAGATATAGGATTGTATGATTTAATGATTGGATTAATTGAAACAGCAAAGCAATTAAAAGGATTTAAATTTCATTTTGTGGGTTGCTTTGATATTCCAGTAAATTCTAGATATCAGTTTTTGTTAGATAGATTAAATAAATTAGGAGCTTTAGGCGATGTATTAGGAAGGGTTACTAATTTAGAAACTGTTTATAGGTCAATGGACTGCTTAATTTCTCCTAATATAATTGCTGTAAGAACTATTGCCGAAGCTTTAACATGCAAAATCCCAGTTATAGCACAGGTAGGGTGCAAAATTGCTGATATATGTGTTAATTTTAATGACCCTTTTGATGTTGTAGATGGTTTTGATTTATTTTTAAAAGAGGAAAAATTTGATGATAAGTCTAATTTATTTAGTATGAAAAATTATTCTGAAAAAATGGAACCAATTTATAAAGAGTTGGTGAAATAAAATGATAAAGTTAATTAATAGGTTTGGAAAGTTTAAAAGGCAGTTAACACAAAACCAAGAGGATGCCTTAAATGCAATGGGCAAATTCGGGGTTAAAATGATGGATAAACACGCCCCACTTGATACAGGCTTATTAATGTCTAGGAACACATATGTTATATCTAGAAATGAGTTATTTTTAATGAATGATTGTGATTATGCCATACATCAAGAGTTTGGAACTTATAAAATGAGAGGCACTCCATTTATGAGGCCGGCGGCTGGATATAAAGAACAATATAAACAGATTGCAGCTATGTATTTAGGGAAAGGAATGAAATAAATGTTAAGTTTAGATAAGTTAAAATATTATATTTGCCAGAGGTTAGAGGCTTTGACCGATATTGGAGTATATGACGCTAAACCATCTGATAAAGCGGCCTTCCCTTACTTAATATATACATTTACTGAATCTGATTTTACGACTAGACGGCGAGTTGACAGATATCTAGAAATAGATTATTGGAACAATGAAAATGATGATTCTGGTATATTACAAGCTAGTCACTTAGTTAAGTATGGCAAATATGATGTTGATGGGGTTACTTTATTAGTACCAGGTTTAGATTTCAGTCAACAAAATGAATCGGAAGGTTTTTATCATTGTTATTGTGATAAAGAAAATGAAATACCAGATACAGAACCGAACATATCAAGGATTTATCAAAGGTATGTTTTAAAAATAGGTTAAGGGAGGTTTTACAATGGTTGGTGTTGTTGCGACTACCATCCCGGTAGCTAATGATATTATAATGGGCGAGTTTAAAGCCTATGCGAATTATGGGTTAAACACACAGACATTATTAGGAGCGACACGGGACGGGTGCAAAGTAGATATTGAAAGAGTTATAGAAGAAATAAAATATGATGGAGCTTATGGGCCAACATTAGATTCTAATGGGATTCCATTAGTTAGATATAAAAAGTTAGTTGGTAAGTGTACGGTCAATAATTTATGTTTAAAGTTTTTTAATAGAAAAAAAGTGAGTGATATGGAAAGTGACGGACTGTGGGAGTCTGGAGATTGGGCAGCCACTGGGGGAACTTATGCAGCCGAAACAACTATCGTTAAAGAGGGAGACCAGGCGGCGAAGTGTACAGCCGATACAATAAACTATGGTATTAAAGAAGTTTTTGCAAGTGCTAAAGATTTAGAGGCCTTTGATAATTCCGAGGTATCAAGTACAGCGGATTTTATAGCCTGGTCAATGTATATGACAACAGCGCAATTGGCGGCAATGGGAGCTTCTTCAAGGATTAGACTATCAATTCATAAGGATGCCGATGAGACAGAAACAAACTTATTTTATTATGATGTTGCCGCGGCTGATTTAACCGCCGATATGTGGACTAATTTTAAAATAGCTAAGTCGGGATTTACAGAGAGCGGGACAGCTGATTGGGGAGCCGTTACGGGCGTTAGTTTTAAGTTTGCAATTGCCCCAACATCGGAAACTTCTTTTATTGTGGATGCATTAGATTTAATAAAAGATACAAACTTAAGTTCTATTGTCCCTATTAATGGGGGAGGTTTTAACTATACTGATGAGACAACATATAGAGAATTTAAAGCCAATTTAGAAATTACTTTAAATGATTACTTAGAAAATTTTACATTAGTGGGCCAAAAACTTGATGGCAAAAAAGTTAAAATAGTTCTTAAGAACTGTTTAAATGATGGCAAAATAACTTTAGCACTAGAGGAGAAGGATGAGGTTGTAAACGAAACACAATTTACAGGCCATTACAAAGCAAGTGCCGGGTTAACCCCACCAATAGAGTTATATGAGTATGTAGCATAAATATTAATTAGGAGGTGTAAACAAATGCCAACAAATACATTTAATCCAGCGGTTCCAGAGTCAGCCAATGATATTTTATTGGGCGAGGGTGTATTATATAAAAATTATGGAGAAGCGGGCGAGGCCATAATTGGAGCAACACGGGGCGGCTCTAAGTTAGAGATTGACAGAGATATAAAAGAAATAGCTTATGATGGAGCTATGGGCCCAACTAAAGGAATGAGAAGGTATAACAGATTTGTAGCTAAATTAGTAGTTAATTTTCTGAAATTAACTTATACCAACTTAGCTTATGGTATTCCGGTAACAGTAACCGACGGAACAGATGCCGATGGAACCTATAAAAAAATAGCTTTTGATTTAGACATTGTTGCTGCTGATGTTTTGACAAATATTACTTTCAAAGGTCAGAAACTTGATGGAGAATATTGTATTATAAAAGTTGAAAATGCCTTAAATATTGATAACATTTCCTTAGAGTTTAAGGAAAAAGACGAGGTTATAAGCGAAATGACCTATACAGGATTTTATACAGCCGCGGCCCCAACTACGCCGCCGGTAGTTATCCAAGATGAGGTAGCATAATTAAATAAATTAAAATGGAGTGAGTTGAGTGAGAAGATTAAACAAGAGAGAGGTTATTATTATAAGCAGGATATTAGAGGATGTTAATTTTAAACATTATGCGGAATATCTGCTAACTAATAAAATCGACAAAGTGTTAAAACAAGATGGAGACAGGAAAAGCAAAATGATTGTAATTATGGGCGATATTGCAGCCTTTATAATTCAAAACCTATACAAAGCTGATGAAAATATTGATAGATTGATAGTAAGTTATTATCAAATCAAACAAAATGAATGCAATGAACTTGATGTTGATACTTATATAGAATATGTTAAAACTATTTTTATGGCCGGGGTTCCATCTGTAATAAAAGATTTTGTTGATGTAAACGAACTTAAAAAAAAGATGCAGGAATTGAAAAAGAGTTAACAGACAGAGAAATGTTAGAGGGTATAGTGTCAAATTATACCTTCTTAATGGATTATTTCAAAGAAGATATTATCTTACATAATCTAATGAGCTTGTATAATGATTTTGCTTATGTTAATTATATTTTAGACCTACCTTTTGACCAGGGATATAAATTATATAAAAGATGTCTAGACACTATCAAAGAGGAAAACACCGAAAAATGCAAAGACAGAATTTTTAAATTATGGTTGGTTGATATAAGAAATGGTTACAAAGGAGATTTTGAGAGCTATTATAAAAAACAAGTTGTTAATACTGAAACTTATAACATGAGTATAAGCGAAAAAGATTCAGAGGAAACCAGGATAATAAAAAAGATAGAAAATGCAAGTGGTAAAAAATGGAAAACAAGGAGGTTAATGTAAAATGCTTATTACTTTAACTGAGGTTAAATCCTTATTACAAATAACTGGAAATGATAAAGATTCTTTAATAAATTATTTAATGCCAATTATTGAGCAAAAAGTTTGTAATGAGTGCAAAGATGATTTTGTTGATAATGATTTTGATTTTTTCTCATCTGGAGACATAACATTTATAGCATCTGATAATAGTATTAATTTGACTGGAATCGGGAGTAAAAAACTTGTTGCTGATGATACGATTCGGGTATATGGTAGTTTTAGAAACAATCAAATATTTACAATTGATAGTGTTGGCACTAATAAAATAATAGTTAATAGCATTGATATGATTAAGGATGAGGATGAGGGAGAGACAACATATATAACAAAAATTAAATATCCGGTACCGCTTAAGATAATAGCGGCCCAAATGATAGGGTATGACCTCGAAAAGATAACACCAGGGGTTAAAAGTGAAAAGATAGATGATTATAGTATCACTTTGCAAGAAACCGTTAACGGGTATCCTGCTAATTATATGAGTGGGTTGCATAATTATAGACAGGTTTACCATCAATCTCTATTTACGACTAGAAGGATGTGGATATAATGGCCATCGAAAACTATTATATTTATTGTGTAAGGAAAAGAAAAACGGAAACATTAAATGGTAATAACAGGGCTATAGCAACATATACAGACACGCCAATAAGTGGTTATAAATCAGGTAGTAGCAGCAAAATAACAATAGTAGCTGGAAAAGAAACTATCGAAGATGTTTATAAATTTTATACTGATGATTTCGACTTACAATCTCAAGATATTATTGTTTATGATGGGGAATCTTATTTGGTCACTAGTGACCCTAAAAACACAGCTAATAGGAACCATCATATAAAAGTAATGTTAAGAAAAATTAAAAATGTAACTGTTTAGGGGGTGAATAGATGAATATAGCAGATTTATTTTATAGTGTAAAAGCTGAAGGTATAGACAAAGTTGGTCAACAAATCGGAAACTTAGCCGATACCCTGGGAAATGTCGGCGGTCTTTTAATTGATAAAGTATCAAAGCCAATACTAGACTTTTTTGTCTCTGGTGTTGATTTAGCTAGTGATTTAACGGAATCGATGAATGTTGTTAATGTTACCTTTGGAAAAGCTGCTAGTGAGGTGAGCAATTGGGCCGGGGAGTTATTAGATAGCTTTGGTTTAACTGAAAAAGAGGCTTTACAATATGTTGGCTCAATGGGGGCCATGCTTAAGAGTTCAGGACTAACAGCAAAAGCGAGCAAAGACATGTCTAAATCCTTAGTAGAATTAACAGGTGATATGAGCTCATTTTATAATCTTAGTCATGATGAGGCATGGGAGAAAATAAGAGCCGGGATATCTGGAGAGACAGAGCCATTAAAAGCTTTAGGTATAAATATGAGTGTTGCCAACTTAGAGGCCTATGCATTATCTAAAGGGATTAATAAAGCTTGGAAAGAAATGAGCCAGGCCGAACAGATAACATTAAGATATAATTATTTAATGCAAGTATCGGCCGATAGTCAAGGGGATTTCGCAAGAACTCAGGACGGATTCGCTAATAAATTAAGAACTGTTCAAGGTAGAATCGAAGAATTTTCAAAAGCCATAGGTGAGGTTTTACTTCCCTATGTTGAAAAGGCTATCAATCTATTTGATGATTTGTTTGTCAAAATTACTACCTCAATACCTGGATTAGATAAATTAGTTGTTATTGGAGGGTTATTGGCTGCTAGTTTGGGCCCGTTATTATTAGTTGTCAGTGGTTTAGTCGCTGGTTTGGCCGGGGTAGTTGGTGTTGTTACGGCTTTAGTGGCCTTAATTTCAACGGTTGGGCTCCCTGTTTTTGTAGGGATTGCAACGGCTGTTATCAGTTTGTCAGGCTGGTTGGTTGTGTTAGGTGGAGCGTTTATAACAGTTATCGGAACACTAGGGTTTTTATTAATAAAAACGGGTTTACTACAAATAGCCTTTGATTCAATAAAAGCCGCGGCCGGAACAGTTGCAGCCGTTTTCAACAATGATATTGATACGGCACTTAAGTTATTGACTGAAAATTTTGGAATGACCAGACAAGAGGCAACGGATTTTTATTTTAAAATGAAAGATGTTAAAGAATCGTTGTTTGAGGTCTGGGAAATGATAAAAAATGTATCAGCTTATTTAAACTCTATTTTTAGCGAGGATGCAAAAAAACAAGTTGATATACTGGTTGAAAAGTTTGGATATAGTAAAAAAGAGGCCACCGAACTAACAAACAAAATACAAGACCTTAAGAATAAAATTATTGAATTGGGCCTTAAATTAAAAGAGGTTGCCGGGGATGGACTAGCAAAATTTTTAAAGTTATTGAAAGATTTATTAAATTGGGTCTATGATAATAGAGCGGCGATTATTAAATTTGTTGATATCCTGGTCACTCTAGGAAATGCAGCTTTAACAGTGGCCGGACTAATAACAAAAGCTTTTAATATTATCAAAACAATAATAAGTGCCGTTGTTGGGACAGTAAAAACTATAATAAATACGTTAATAACTAAGTGGCTGGAATTGGTTGGCTATGTATCAAATACTCAAGCATTCGGAGCCTTAAAAATTCTATTTAAAGGTGTTTTAGGAACTGGTATCGAGTTAATAAGTACTTTAATATCAAAATGGAAAGATTTCAAAGACGTTATTGCTAAAGTGGCCGGAGCTTTAAGCAAAGTTGTATTACCTGGTATTGGTAATTTAATGGGATATGCAGAAGGCGGAAAAAACATTCCGGCAGGATGGGCAATAGTCGGAGAGCATGGTCCGGAATTAGTAAATTTCCCGCGGGGTGGTTCAGATGTTTATAATAATAGACAAACAAGAGACATGTTAAATAATGCTAGGTCTTATCAAAATAGTAATACAGTAATTAATTATAATAATCATATTGAAAATGTAAGACTGGAAAACATTGATGATATAGTAAATATGAAAGACTTTTTTGATAGATTATTGACAGACCCAACATAATAGAAAGGGGTTGATTATCATTCCTTGGGTTTATTCGAACACTTCCGGAACGCCGACGGGTTGGGCGTACTCTGGATTAAATACATATAATCAACATGCGGCGGCTGTTAATTTACCCGCGGCGTGTGCCGTTACACAGTTAAAAGCCTTTGCATCCGGATACAATACCGGAACAGTAGCAACAAGGTTATGTTTGTGGGCTGTTGGTGGTTCTTTACAAGTTCAGTCGGCTAGTTTTGATATGGCCGATGGGGACGATTCGGCCGGTTCTCAATATTGGTATACAAAAAGTGTAACAGCTAAAGTATTAGCGGCTGGTAATTATTGGGTTGGTTTATATAGAAATCCAAGTGAAAGCCATGTTTTTGGAACAATGACCGGAGCTAGTGGATACAGAAAAACAAATACAGCCGGATGGCCAGCCGTAACCAGTATGACAGGATATAATACCGATTCAGACGATGAACCAACAGTTGGAGCGTTTTATATTACGTCCCCGGCAGACCCTTCAAGTGCAACGGCTACAAGAGTGTCAGACACAAAACAAACAGTAGCATGGACTAATAACAAAGACAGTGACCAGCCATATGATAATGTTTATGTTGAGAGATATGATAATATTACGGGAACTTATTACGCAAAAGCCACGTTATCAGGTAGTACCACTTCTTATAGTGATACAACAACAACAGCCAATAGAAAGTATAGATATAGAATAAGGGCCAAAAATGCGGCTGGTTATAGCTCATATACTTATACAGACTATATTAATACAACACCGTCAAAACCAACAAGCGTAACAGCTGTAAGGGTTGGCACTACGGTTAGTGTTAGCTGGGGAAATCCGGCGGCGAATGAAACGGCTTTAACTATCCAGAGAAAAACCAGCGCGGACAACGTGACATGGGGGGCTTATAGTACTTTATCGGATGCTTTAGCGGTTAATGCAACAAGTTATGTTGATAGTTCACCAGCCAATTATAATCAATATCAAGTTCGGGCAGATTGCACAGACCCGACATTACATAGTGATTATGTAGCTTCCGGAGTGGTCCAAACTTTAAGATATCCAAATGTTACAAGTAACCTGGAACCATCTGATTATAAGGGAATAGATATTGCTGGGGCGATTCCAATTTCATGGCAACATAACCCAGAAGATGGAAGCGCACAAACATATTATAGTATTAGATTTAGGGAATATGGCGGCGCGTGGAGTTTATACATAAATAAAGCGGCCAATGTTAACAGTTATGTTAGTGTATCAACAGCTTCTTTTACTGTTGGTCAGTGGGAATATGAGGTTAGGACATGGGGAGCAGCTACAACAGGCGGTGAGAGTGGGGACGGTTCGGGATATTATGAGGGGTCAGGCTACGAGTTAGGTTCTTTTACTTTGGCAACACTTCCAGAGGGGACAATAACAAATCCAAATGCATCTGATTATACAAATAGTATTTTAGTTATGGATTGGACTTATTCACAAGACGAAAGTTCTGAACAAACTGAATATATAGCCAATTTATATAATGCCAATGGTGATTTATTAGAAAGCAAGTCCGATTCAACTAATGAAACTAGTATAACATTTGACTATAATTTGGAGGATGCAACAACTTATACAGTGACTTTGCAGGTAAAAGAAGAAAATGGACTTTGGAGTGTTGAGGCATCACAAGAGTTTGTTACCGCGTTTTTTACTCCACCAGTGCCAACATTTACATTGGAGCTTAATGAGGAACAGGGAAGTATAGTTATTGATATAGTTAATCCATCGCCAGAAGGTGACGAGGTTGAAACATCATATAATATATTATACAGGTCTGTTGATAGTGGAGAATATGAGCTTGTATTAACAAATATACCACCTAACACGGCCGTTACTGATTATATACCTTCTATAGGCGGAAATAATAGTTATTATGTTGTTGCTGTCTCAGAAATACCAAGCATAGCAACAAGCATAATTGATAGTTTAAGTGTATTAATAACTGGTAGATATTTTTTAAATGGTGGCGATGGATTCGGCGATTATGCCAATTTAAGAGGAGATACGCAAGTTATTGAATCGCTTGGAAATGAGACAGTTTTAAAAAGATTTGAGGGCCGGACTTATCCGGTAAAATATGAAAGTTCAAAACTTGACCAAAATTTAAATTTTAGCTGTGATTTACCTTTTATAGATTATGCTAATTTAAAAATAATTGTTGAGGAAATAGGCGAGAAATATTATAGAGATTATACAGGCAGAAGATTTCCTTGTGATATAGTAAATAATAAATTTACAAAAAAAGATAATGCAGCCTATCAATTCAGCTGTAATATAACAAGGGTAGAAGGTGAGTAAATGGCACGTTATACAAGAGAGTATTCAATCAGTACTGGAACAAATGACGGGTATGTTAATCATACCCTGTCAACTTTTAATAATGATAGTAACTCGTTATTGTTGTATTGGAATTTTTGGGAAGATAACGGTTTATGTGATTTTTTTGTTGGATTTAATAGCGTATCTATTCCAAAAAACTCTAATATTATTAGAGCAACATTAAGACTTAATGTATTTAAGGTTGATACTGGATGGGTTCAGACTGAATTAAAAGCGAGTTTAGGAAACGATGCACCAACAGATTATTCAGAGTTTACGGCCTTAGTTGGTACAGATGAGTATATTAATATTTATCTAGACCCAAATGATGAGGAGCAAATAATTCAGCATGATATAACTGATTTAATCCAAGAAAAAATAAATCAGATGAATTGGGTTGATGGTAATAATATTATATTTTTTACCGAAAACACAGCCGGAGAGACAGGGGCGAGCGGGGCCGATTTTGACAGTTTTGAATACAATCCAATTGCTAAGTTAGTTATAGTTTATGAGCCGCCGGCGGTTATTACTTTAGAAGATATATTAACAGGTTCCAGAGTAGAAAGTTTTAAATATGAGTTGTTAACTTTACAAAGCGGGAAATATAAACATTATGATTGGATAACTAATAATATTGAGAGTGGTAATATAAAAGTAGATTTTGCTAATAATGTTATTTGTTCAATCAATCTTAAGATGTTAGATAATGAGAGTATAAATTATTTAAGTGACTTGATACGGCCATGGTATTGTGTATCATATAATGGTATTGACTATAATTTCCCACTAGGTACTTATATGTTAATATCACCAACTAAAGACAGTGATGGGATGATAGTATCAAGGAATATAACGGGTCATGATTTATTATATGCATTGGAGCAGGACAAAATAACAGCATCGACTTTTTATGAAAAAGGTGATAATGTAACCGACGCAATAAAAGCCTTGTTGGATACCGTTGGGGAGTGGGTTGAGTATTCGATTCCAGATAGTGACGAGGTCTTGGCAGAAGATATGAGTTATGAAATTGGAAAGAGTAAGCTTTTTATTATTAACTCTTTGCTCAGTACAATCAATTATTATCCGTTATGGGCCACTGGTAACGGGGTTTATAAATCGGTGTTGTGGTCTGATAACCAAGCTATTACATGGACTTTTAAAGATAATGAAAGTAGTTTATATGAAAGTGGGATAAAACTTAGTATTGATTATTCCCAAATATATAACAAAGTTGTTGTTGTTGCTAATCAGTTAACAGCCGATACCGAGGCACTTATAAAAATATGGACTTTTGAAGATGAGGGCCTTGATAGTCACCCGCTAAGTTATACAAGTTTAGGTCGATATATTGTTAAAACCTTTGACAGCGAGGCAGTAAGTCAAGATTATGTCGATTTAAGGGCCCGGAGAGAGCTTTTAAAAATGCTAGAAATAGAGGAGGGTATTGAGTATAAACACGCTTTTGTTAGTGGTCGGTTTATAGATGGCCTTCCCTATCATGGAGATTGTTACCGATTTATTAATACATTGTTGGGTCTTGACTCAACCTATAAGATACAGTCACAATCATATAATTTAAATGTTGGGTCAAGTGTAAATTCAGTTATAAGGAGAGTTACAGGTGTCTAAAATATTTTATGATTTAATAAAAAGTAAGATAAAAAACAGACCAATAGAAAATAATATATTAATTGGAACTGTAAGCAGCTTAAACCCTCTTAGAGTTACTATAATACCAGGTGATACAGCGGTTCCAGCTGTAAGTACAACAAATTTAAACGGGATTGTTGCAGGTTCCAGGATAGTATTACAAAAAATGTTAAATCAATATATTGCAATTGCTATCTTAGGAAATCCAGCCATTCAGTTATATCGATGTACTGCTAATCAAAATTTAACAACGGCAGACATGGCCAATATCGCCGGAATGGTTTTTACAATACCCAAAAATTCCGGATATTATGCTATTAACACACATATAAATGTAAGAAATGAGACATCGGCAACACCAGACGTAAAATTTGATTGGGCAATTACAGGGACAGATTATTATACTATAGTTGGTCGAAATTGTCGTGGTGGTGAGTATGCGGCAACAAATAGCACTACATTAACATTGACTCGAAATAGTGCCGGGCATGGATTTACAACAGATGTATATTATCCACTTCCGGCCGTTAATGGCAATAGCTATGTAACTGAGCAATTTATTGTATTGGCTGGGGTTAGTGATACTATTTTTCAGTTTAGGGGCTCGCAAGTATCGGCCGATGCAGCAAAGCCGACAGTCGTTAGTGGATACAGTCATATTATAGTAAATAGATTAAGTATGGGAGCGTGATAATAATGTTAACTGAAAAAGAAATAAGTTTAATGACCTCTGAGGAAATAAGCGATACAATTAAACTCTTAAGAACTTATCAAATGAAAAGTGGAAATGTAATATTAAAATTTTTTAAAAACAGTGAAGAACCTGAGTATAAATATACACTAAAACAACTTTATCAATGGTATAAAGATTTTTATAAAGGCTCTAAAGTACCAGTTGAGGAGGTTACTTTTAACTTAAAAGTTATGAATATGATTGATAATAATGAAATTTCATTAAAAAATTTAATAATAACTCTTAAGAAAGAGGAAATTGATAAAAAAGAGTATAAAAGAGATTTAGGTATTCAAACAACAAAAGATGTGCTATAATGGACTTATAATTATTTCATCTGTGCAGGAAAAAAGATAAAACGACCGGATACCGTTTTTATCTTTTTTTTATTGACAAATATTATAAATTAACGTATTATAGTAAAAAGAGCGAAAGGGGTATAATGTGGATAAACATATTTTTTATAGTAGAAAAGAGGCAAGTAAAAAACTTAACTTAACTGAAAGGGCTGTTGATAAGCTAATAAGTAAAGGCAATTTGATGAGTTTTAAATACAAGGGCCGGGTGTTAATTAGTGATAAACAACTTAATGATTATACTGATAAAAAATCGATATTATACACTAAAATATAAAATTATTGGAGGATTTTGAAATGAAAAAGGCAGTTTTAACAATATGTTTAGTAATAACAGGATTTATATTTTTAATGTTTTTTGTAGTAGTTGTGATGATTGGGTCAAGTGTAAATAGTGTTAATAAGGCAGAAGATAATAAGAATGAGGCAATTGAAAAAGTTGTTTCTAAAAATATAGAACCTGAAATAAAAATAACAGCCGATGAACTGGCAAAAGCTTATAATGAAAATGAACTCAGAGCAGATGAGAAATATAAAAATAAATTGGCTGAAATCACTGGGGAAGTTGAAAACATTTCAAAGATGTTTGACAGTACTAGCATATCTTTAAAGGGTAGTGAGTGGGAAAGTATACTTTGTTTCTTTCCAAAAAGTCAGGAAAAAGAAATTGCAAAACTGAACAAAGGTGATAAAATAACAGTTATTGGATATATTGACGGTTATGGTCTTACAGTAGATATCTCAAAATGTAAGTTGAAAAAGTAAAAATAAAATTAAATGGAGGATTTTGAAATGAAAAAATTATTAAGTTTTATGTTTGTAATTATTATGATAGTAATGTTGATGGGCGTTAGCGTTAACGCTGAAACAGTTGATTATACTTTGGACAAATTAGAGGTAACTAATATATTTCTAGGTGGAAATAGTAATTTACAAATAGATATTGACGACCATATAGAAAAAAGGATAAATGAAGATGTTACAGGTTTGTGGATTAATGAACCTATATCAATTAATGTTATTGATGATTTATCAAAATTAGTTATAAAAAATGGGCCACATAATAAAATTACTTTATTTACTCAAGATACAAGTATAATTGAGGGCAAAAACATATTTGAGTTTGAAAAATATATAGAAAAACATGGTAAAAAAGTTTTAATAATAAAAGGGTATTATGAAATAACTAAAACCACAACAGAGATTGAACCATCACCAAGTATATCAGCTGAACCAAGTATTGATCCATCACCAAGTATTTCAGTAGAACCATCAATTGAACCAACACCGAGTATATCAATTGAACCAAGTGTCGAGCCATCAATTGAGCCAACACCATCTATTAGCGTATTAGAACCAACACCAGAAACA